CTTCAATATCCGTAGGCCTGGTATCCGCCGTGAACATGCCGACCTCGCCACCCATGCGCGACTTGGTACGAGCACGCAGCAGCGCGGCGACATCTTCGAGCGACGGATACCAGACCTGTGTCATCACTACTCCTGATCCGACCCGGGATCGGTCTGTGTGGTCAGGTCTTCGGGCTCCTCGTCCTCGGGCGTGTTGCCCTTGGCAGCCTCCACGGAGGCGATGACGGCCTCCATCAGAGATACGAGGGAAGTGCGAGGATCGTTGTTGGTCGTGACGTTCTCGGCGACGAGCACGCGCTGGGCGTCCCGTGCCGTGACGACGGCCGATGCGATGTCCTCTGGCGAGTTCGACTGCACGAACACGGCCAGCGTGTCGTCGCCGTACTCGGCTAGTGCATCGTTCAGGGCAGGGGAGGCCAGCGGGATCGTTGCCGTCCCGCCGTACTCCGGCCCCATCAGGTCGGGGGTCGGCTGATCGTGGTACTCGACGAACGCACCAGCGTTCTTGCCCCGTTCCAGGTCGTACCCGCCGACGTCCACCACCGCGCCGCGCCGGACCCGACGAGTGACTCCCTCAGCGTCCTCGTACTGGAATCCGGCGTGACGGATGGTGACCTTCTCGCGGCCATCGGCCGGAGCGTCGGTGTCCTTCTTGCTCTGCCTGCGTGCCATGACCTACAGCCCCGTCAGCTTCTGGCACGCGTAGGGGTTGACGATGTACATGACGCCGCGCCAGGACGTCTGCGTCCAGTTGCGCTCCGTCTTCTGCTCCCGCCACGTCTCCGTGCCCATCGGCTTCTCGACGCGAAGCTCGCCCAGCTGGCCGCGAGCGACCAGGTAGGCGGTGCCCGCGACGACGCGGTTGGAGACGACCGGCGTCAGGCCCACCGAGGACAGCATCGCCTCGTAGCGATCGCCGTACGCGATCACGAGTGCCGTGCGCTGGGCCGGGTTCATGATGAGCGTGTCGAACACGATCCCGAGTTCCAGGATGTCCTGCTCCAGCTGGGCGTTCAGGAAGTCCGCCGTCGGCCGCAGGGTGGGCAGCGTCGGGCTGTTGCCCTCCAAGATGACCGCGTCCCAGTCGTGCCCGGCCATGTCGTGCGCCCCGCCGCCTGCCGTGATGGCCGCTTCGAGGATCTGGATGGCCCGCTGATTGAGCTTGCGGACCATGGTGTTCGCAAGCTTGCGAAGCTCGCGCTGGTACACGGATGCCTGGTTCCGCTCGACGGCCTCGTCGGGGATCCAGATCTTGCCGCCCCACTTCTCGACCAGGGCGACCTTCGGGATGCGGCGATCCGCCGTGATGACGGGGAACTCCGCACCAACCTCGACCTGCTGGACGTCGCGCTCGGAGTACAGTTCGTTCACCGTCGGCTGGTCGTAGACGACGGCCCCTCCGGTGACGCCACCGGCCGAGTTGAACAGGTACTCCAGCAGGAACGACTGCGCGGTGATGTCGGAGAGGAAGCGCGTCACGCGCGTCGGGTTCTCCACCATCATGTCCACGGTGATGTCGCTACCCGTGACGACGGGCGGCCCGAGTGGATGCTGTGCGACTGGCATGTTCTCGCCTCCTTCCTAGAGGTTGATGGCGACGAAGCAGGCTTCGTTCGTCAGCGCGTTGGTGAGTGCGACTCCGGCCACGATGCCGGTGCCGAACGGGACTGCCTTGCCCGCCGCACCGACCTCGACGGCCTGGCCGCTCTGGATGGCCGCCCCTGCCGTGATGGGGACGACCTTGTTGCCGCGTACGACCTTGCGCGTGTTGCCCTGGACGGCGTCACCGTTCAGGACGCCGATGGGCCGTGCCGCTGCTGCGGCCTGGACGCACTTCTGGAGCCCGGTCGTGATGTCCACGACGTTGTTGGCCTTCGGTGCGACGAAGGTGCAGCCCGCGATCGTGGCGTCCGCGACCATGGTGATGTCATCACCGGGCTCGAACAGCGCGATGCACTGGTTGGCGAGGGCCATGACTACTGCACCTTCCCGTTGCGGGCCGCCACGACGGCCTGCTCCGACTCGGTCAGCCAGCTGCCCGGGTAGGTGCTGGCCGCGACGGTCGTCTCCTCGGAGCCGCCGATCGACCGCTGCTCCACCGGGATGACGTTCTCGGCAAGCACGTCGATGATGGCCTCCGTCCCTGCCGCGTCAGCCGCCCAGAGCTTCTGGAAGTGCTCGACCTGGGCAGGGGCGAACTTGCCCCGCTCGACGGCTGCCGCGATCTTGGTGTCGCGGTGCCGATCGAGCTGGACCTTGCGGGCCTCGCGACCGGCGGCGACGCCGGACTTGAGGTCGTCCAGGACGGCCGTCGGGACGAGGCTCATGCCATCGGGCACGACGAGCGTCGTCTTGGCGGGCTGCGACGGGTCGTCCGGACCCGTGCCATCGCCCTGCTTCTCGGCACCGCTGTCATCGTCGCCGTCGTCCAGCGTCTCGTCGGTGTCGTCGTCGTTCTCGTCCTCGGGGTCGGTCTGGCCGGGTGTCCTCGGCTCCTCGACCGCCCCCGCTGCCTTCGCGTCCTTCTTCTTGGACGGTCGGCGAGCCTTGGTGTCCGGCATGTCGTTCTCCCTCTGTCGGTCGTTGGGCCGCGACTCCGCTGCCGTTGCGAAGACCACGACCATCGCTCCCTCGGTATCGGCCGCGTCTGCGGCGACCGCCACGTCTTCGTACACGATCTTGACTTCCTGTGGATCGCCCCACTCGATGCTCTCGCCCGAGATGGTGTAGGGGACACGGTAGAGGTCGCCATCGTCACTGTCGCAGATCACCTGCGACGGATCCAACTGTACCTCGCGCACCCACCACCAGAGCTGATCCCCGGCCGCCACGTTGTCGTAGAAGTCGCGGCGAAGCTGCTCGACGCTCACGGCCGCGTCCAGGCGCGGCACTGGCTTCCCTCCCTTGTAGTTTGCCAGGACGACACCATCGGGAACGTCCTCGGTGGTGTAGAGCGCTGCCAAGTCCGGCAGCGTACTCACTCCGGGCATCGACACGCCGAGCAGGCTCAGCGCACTCAACACCAGTGAATAGGTCTTGCCCGAGTTGGCCTTGAAGCTGAATAGCCCCTCGACCGATCGGTTCGGGAATGCTGTCTCCCAAATCTTGTCGAACCAGGACGGGACGCCTGCGATATCCGCATACAGCGTCATCTCATCCAGTTCGTAGTTCGTCAGCGTGCCGAACACGGGCTCCTCGGCAAAGGTCACCATGTTCTCAGGCGCATCGTCGCCCCAATGCCCTACCTTGAGGCGTGCCGAAGGGACATGCGGATCATCCTGGCTTGCGATGATCGCCTGCAAGTCCTCCAATGTGAAGGTCGTCTCGCCCGTGGACAACGGGAACGTGCCGACCTCAAGGATCGGGACACGGTGTTTGGTGATGAAGTCAGGCACGGCGAGTGGGCCTCCGAGGCCCCGGGACGCGGCCGTTGGACGGCGCACGGAGGGCCGACGCACGGACGGCGACGTCGGCTGGAGGAACGCTGACCGGTCGGCCGCGCCCCGAGGCTGTCGAGGGGGAGCCATTGCTAGACGGCGCGGGTGCCGTCTCTTGTGGAGCAATGGTCCGCGAAGGGCTGTTCGGGTCGCGCTGGGGCAGATTCCAGCGCTTCCGGATCCAACCCTCCGTCTCGTCATCGAGAACCAGTATCTGACTCTCGAACAGAGCGATCAGGTCAGCGACCGCCAGATCGGGGTCTTCGTCGCGCTCGAACCCGATCATGGGTGCGTTCGCGTTCGGCCCCGAATTCCAGTCGGTGTAGTCCTCTAGCATGTGAGCGTTGAAGGTGTCGCGGATATCCTCTGCCAGCGACATCTGGCTCAGGCTAAAGAAGTCGATGAACCCTTCGCTCAGAGCGCGCGAACCATAGGACGTCGTCCCTAGCTGCGCGAACATTTGGAGGAACTTGCGAGCGGTCTGCTCGTCCTGGTAGCGGATGGAAGCGAGCACGTCCGACACGGTGCCCTCGACGCCCTTGAGCGTGAGGTCCATGCCATCGGTCAGCGTGCCACCCGAGAACTCGCCCGCCTTGTAGCCAGAGGCGATCTTCTGCGCTGCCTCGATCTGCTGCTTGGATGCGCGTGTCGGCAGGGTCACGATCGGCACGCCCATGCTGTTGCGCTCGTGCCGCAGGATATCCAGGCGCAGGAGACGATCCTTGAGGAGCCAATTCTTGTAGACCGACCGCAGCATCGAGCGACCGAGCCAGTTGGCCCCTTCCTTGTCGTTGACGTACCCGACCAGGCGGTTGACCGGCAGCTTGCGGATGCCCGTGGGATCGTTGGCAGTGTAGATGCCCGCTTCCTGCCCGACCCATTCCAGGCTGCCCTGCTCGCTAACCTTGACGTCAGTGATCGTCTTGGGATGGACATAGGCGAGCTTGCGCAGGCGCCACATGCCGCCGCGCACTTCGCCTACCTGCTCGAAGAAAGCATGGCCGTAAATCTTGCTCAGCAGTGCCAAGCGAACGTGCTCGCGCCAGTTGAACCTGTCGCGGGAGCGAGGAATGTCGGTCTTGGGCGCGTCGAGTACCGGCAGGCCGATGTCCTCGTGCGCTGCCTTGACCAGACGTGCCGGAGCGCCGTTCGGGTCGATGAACCAACGGTAGCGCAGGATCGGCAGGATCGTGCCCATCCATAGGGCATCGATCTGCGAGTCGGTGCGCATCTGCTCGTAGGTCAGGCGCGACTTGGGCCAGCGCAGTTCCGGCACGCGCTCGGCGTCGTTTGCCCACTCCTGCCAGTTGCCGCCCCACATATCGGTGCCCGGCACCCACGGAGAGACGAAGTCCTTGGACTGCTGCCGCTTAGAGGGAGCCGTACTCACCAGACTACCTCCAGGACATTGAATGGATCGCTCTGCCCGTAGTTCAGGCCGTCGGGCTCCAGCTTGCTGCGCGTGAGTGCCGAATCGATGGACTCGTGCTCCTCGGCCCGAATCATCGGCATCTCCTCACCGATGAAGGCCATCATGAGTGCATCGGCCTCGTCTGGCGAGCCCGCACGAGTGCGCTTGCGGTACTCATCTTTGGTCTCGACCTCGATCTTGTTGCGGCCGTTCATGCGCCACTTCAACTGCAACAGCTGGTTGATGAGGTCTTCGTCGTCGGGGAGACTGATCGTGCCTTCCTGGAAACGCTCGCGCAAGTACCAGAAGTCCTCGCTGCGCGCGTTCAGGAACCGCTCGGTGTCACGGGGCGTCCTACCTCCATTATAGCCGTAGAGGTCGAAGCCGTCGTGCTGCATGATGTCGATGACACCAGCGCCGACTCCTGCCTCATCCCCTACTGCCCGGAGTCCGACCTTGCCCCGCATGGCCTCCTTCATCATGTTCGACAACTCGACCAGATCGCCCGTACCAGTCTTGAACACTTCGCTCACATACCCACCACGTTGACGATAGCAAACGGAGCGATCTTGACCGGTACGGGCGATGTCGAGTCCCATTACCCCAGGCTCACGCCCCGTACGCCCTGGAATCTTGCGACCCACGGCGTCGTACAGCCATGCGGGCGGGACGAGCGAGTCATCGGAGAAGATTGGAAACGCTCCGCGCACCTTGGAGGTGTAGAGCGGAGAGTTCTGCCCCCACCGGAGTTTCCTCTCCTCGACCCACTCTTTGGAGAGCAGGAGGTCGCGCAGGTACTCGGGCACCCACTCGTTCGTGAAGTTTGGCGTCTCGAACCCGTCGATGCGGATGACGTTCCACCCGGAGTTCGCCTTGCAGACCGATGCGAAGTGCGACGATGGGTTGTCGGGGTTGCCGATCGCGAGCACGCGGCAGTACACGTTGGTCACGATCGTATCGACCGCATCCCACAGGTTTGCCGGAACGCCGTTGGCCTCGTCGATGAGCACGAGCACGTACTTCTGATGGATGCCCTGGAAGGCGTCGGGGTTGTAGTCGGCAGGCTTGCGGCCGTAGCCAACAATCTCGCCGTACTGCTTGCTGCCGAGGCGCCACACGCAGTCGAGCGTGACCTTGCCTTCCAGCCCACCCCTCGCGTGTGCGCGTGCTATCTCGCGCCAAAGGATGGCCTGTACCTGCGGCCAGGTCGGTGCGGTGCTGACGACGAATGCCGACTGCGGCGGATGCGCGTCGATCCACCATGCCGCAGCGCGCGAGGCGATGAACGACTTGCCCGCATCATGGCACGACTGGACGGCGGTGTAGCGATTGTCGCGCACCGATTCCAGAATCGTTGCCTGCTTCGACCAGACATATTCCCGCAGGACAGTGTTGACCCAACCTACCGGGTCTGCCTCCCAGACCGACGGCTGCGGGTCGAGACGTTCCGCTACCAGCGCAAGCGCATCGCTCAGCGCGCGGTCAGCGAATCCTGCCTTGCGGACATGCCGCACCATGTCGGTGCCGGTCATGCCGACCACGCCAGACTGGCGCCTGCGTAGACGCGATCGACAACCTTGCTGCCCATGTACACCGCGTCGGCCGCATTGAGAACCGTGCCGTCGATGGCATCGATGCGGGTGGTGATGTTCATCGTCAGCGGCAGGGCAACCTTGCCAAACGTCTTGCGCCGCGCCTGCGTGTCCGAGGCAAAGAGGGACTGCCGCGCCACGACGCCGAAGGTCTGCCGCTTGGCCTGCACTACCGCGCCGAACGTCACTGGCATATCGACGCGGCTGAATGCGTGCTTCTTGGCCTGCACCGCTGCGGCAAAGGTGAGCGGCAGCGCGACCTGGCCGAAGTGCGTGACCGGTATGTGCGCAGTAAGCCCACCGTGCGTGAAGATGCTGGCCGTGAGAGGCGTATTGGTATTGCTGAACGTCTTGCGCCTGGCCTGCGTCACCGCACCGAGCGCGAGCGGCATCGCTACCTGGCCAAATGTCTTGCGCAGGCCCTGGACGACGGCGTTGACCGTCGAGGGCCGCGCGACGACACCAAACGTCTTGCGCTTTGCCTGCGTGACCGCTGCGAACGTGGCCGGGAGTGCCGTTGCTCCAAAGTACGTCGTCGGTGCGGCGACGCCCTCCTGCAAGCCAAGGATGACTCCGGCCGACGAGGACATGGACGCGGCGCCCGTGAAGATGCACTCGGCTGCGGTGCTGGCCACCCCGTTGCGCGTGGCAACGTGTAGCGGCTGTCCGGTGTTGCCGTCGTACCGCTCGGTCCAGCCAGCGGTGACGCTGTTGACCAGGGTGCCGGTGTCCTCGGTGATCGCTGCCACCAGGAAGGATGCCGACGCTGGCGTCACCGAACCGGAGCGAGACGTCGTTCCTGCGGCCTGCGCCTGGACGATGTTATTGACCTCGACCGCCGTCGGCACCTTGATTCCAGATACCTCCATGATGAAGACTTGGAAGTATTCGCAGTTCGGCACATCGACCTGGAGCGAGTACGGCGAGCGGGCCGGAATGTTCAGCGCGTACTGGATCTGACATACGCCGTTGAAGGTCGTCCACGACCACTGATCGGCGCCCGGGAGCCAGGAAGCGTTGGCGTCGTTGATGTAGGGCCATCCCGGCGAATTGCTGGTGTCGTAGGCCGAGAAGCACGCGATCAGGGTGTTGCCAGCAACCGTCGGCGAGTCCAGGATGACCATGGTCACCTGTGGCCCCGTGCCGAGGAGGTTGATTGCCTTGCCCTGAACGAATGCTCCAGCCATGAGCTATGCGGCCACCGGAGCGATGCTCAGATCGACGTCGCCTGCCAAGATCGTGAAGTTGTCGCCGACCATGACGGTGCGCGCGATGGCGAGGTCGTCGGAGCCGAGGAAGGTGCCACCTGTCGATGCCGACCAGAACGAGACGTGCGTGAGCGTGCCCGCCGCCGTGAAGTTCGTCCAGTTGACGTCGGCCGACGTGGTGATCGTGCCATCGGCAGCAGCGGCAGAGAACGTGGCAGCCTGTCGCGTTGCATCGCCAAATGCGTTCGCCGCGCCCGCAGAGCCCGGGTCGCCAGTGTGGAGCTTGATGAAGAAGCCTGCCGGCTGCGTCCATGCCACGTTGCGGCATAGCGCATTCAGCATCGACTGTACGACACCAACTGCTAGTCCTGTTGCCATGCTCCCCTCCCCTACCCAATGATGACGTAGAGAGTGTGCGAATCCTTGATGGGCAAGGCATCGAACTCGGCCTGCGTCATCTCGATCCAGATACCGGGCGGCCCCGGAGGCCCGGGCGGACCTTGTGGCCCTTGTGGCCCTTGCACGACAGTCGGAGGATGGGTTACCGTGCTGCCGTTGCCGCGCACGAGAACATGCTCCGAGCCCTGGGTGTACTCCGATGCCCTCATGGCACGGGCACCGCGACGGGCATGAAGGCTGGGAAGATCGAGACGGCGCCCCGGAACACTTTCTCCGACCAGTCGGGTGTCGGAGGCGTGCCGAACGGGTACAGGTAGTCCAGTTCGTGCACGTACATGCCCGGCGTCCAGAGTTCCGTGACCATCGAGGGTATCTGGACGGTGATGTTCGGCAGCGCGTCCGAGAGCATGATGATGTCCAGCTCGCCGGGGTTGCCCTCGTCAGCGATGAACATGGGGTCGCCAGGAGGGTCCATCGGCCAGGGGTAGCGGCGAATGACGTAGCGCACGCGCGTGGCCTGGGTCATGACCGGCACAGGGGAGCCATCGACGTTGACGTAGGAGAACTGGTGGTAGAAGACTTGGCCAGCGATGAGGCTCAGGTTGAGTTCAGCCGGTAGCATCCTCGTCCTCCTCATCCATGTCCTCTGCCTCCACGACCTCGGCATCGACCGTGATGGGGGCTTCGGGAGCGGGGAGCCGACCGCCTTCCAGCAGCGCCAAGTGCTTTCTAACGATCGGCCCCACCGCAGCCTGCTGATCCCGATTCAGCCGCAGGTCTGCCAGAACGCCTTCGAGGACTGCGACGATCGGCTGGCTCAGCTTCTCGGCGAGGCCCGTCTGACGCTCGCGGAAGTCCATGTCGATCATGCTCTTGGCGGTGCGGGTCAGCCTGTCCCGCTCCTGCCCGAGCAGCCGCATTGCCACACGGCCCTCAGGTGTTGCCTCCAAGTCCCGCAGCGGCATCTCGGCTACCAGCGCTGTGAGGACGGCGATCGCTGATTGGCTCTGGGCCAGTTGGCGCTCTAGCGCGTCCTCGGGATCAGTGGGGGCGCCCCGGTACAGGTCGGCCAGGTACACGCCCTGCTCGCGTGCTGCGACGATCTGGTGTGTGGCGCAGTAGCCGACGCCAGCGTGCAGGGTGCCTTGGCCTGCCTGGTTGCGACAGACCGTGCCCTGAGATGGTGAGACTGGAAAGCCGCAGAGCTGACTGGTGGGATCAGTGGACTGCGGCTCCCAGCCGTACAACATGACATCGGGAGCGACGCCATACAGCGACTTCCGGCGCTGCTGTTCTACCTTGGTTAGACCTTCGTCCTCGTCGGGAGCTACATACGCCACCTTCCTCCGGACATGGAAGCGGGCATTGCCCTGCTCCTCGGGGGATAGCTCCGCCTCGGCTGGGTTGGTCGAGTTGGAGGCTATCGGGCGGGGAGCGAGGCGTCGAGCCACGCCCGGAGTGTACGCCCCTCGCGCGAGCCTGTCAATAGTGGATGCGCGTTTCCCCTGCTAATCAGCATCTTCTGACACCGTCTCTGGGGCTCCGAATCGCCACTTGAGCCCCTGATAGGTGCCGAAATCGTGCCGCTTGAGGTACACCAACAGGTGCCGTAACGCGTCGCGAGCGTGAGGCTGCGCAGGGGCCAGAGTGAGGTCATATAGCTTGGGAAACATGGCCTTGATCCGTACATCGGAGAATGAGGCCATTTCTGAGGCTTGTTGTGGGAAAAATGTGGGCATTTGCACGGGTTTTCGGCCCGATTCCATCACTCCGACCATGTATCCGTGGATAAAGACCGGGGATAGGGCCTTTTGGGCCTCTGCGCCCACCAATCCGTGCCGGGAGGGCCTGGCGACGTACTGTTCGTACACGATGATGGCGGGATTGCCA